CATCATCAAGATGATGGGTCAGGAACCGCCTGCTATCTGGATGCTGGCGATCGGGGCGGGACTGTTCCAGCTTTCAATGTTCATGGTCCGGGGCGGCTTGTACGCTGCCAGCCGGGAAATCCGCGAGCTGATCGATGCACGGCAGGAACGGCTTGATCAGGCTGCGGCGTATGCGCGTGAGCAGCTTAATGCAAAGCGCCGCGAACAGTATGCCGAGCGCAATGTCGTGAACATGCGCTGAAACGCAAAAAGCCCCGCCCACGCGACCAGAAGGTCAATGCGGGCGGGGCTTCGCTTTCCACCCCGCTTTGGGCTGGGGGGCTGATGGGTGGGGCGGTCAGCGTTCGGATTGTGCTGGGGGAATGTGGCGAAGTTCAGAACAGCTCGTAAGCCTTCGCGCACTTGAGCAGCACCGTGTCGTTTAGCCTTGGCACGTCGCTTCCGGGGTCTTGCTCCAGCATCAGCGAGCTGTCAGCCGAACAGGTCGTGCGGCCAATGTCTGCCAGGATCATCTGTCGCCGCTCCCCGACATAGATCAGGAGCGCAACGACAGTGACGGCCAGCACGGACAGGTAAGGCCCGGCCCTGACAAGCCATGCCACGGGGGTTGGCACTTCTATGCCTTCGGGGGGCTTAGGGGCTGTTCGGGCGAGGAACTTGGAGCGCAGCGGATGGTCAATCACTTCCCCATGCCGGGCGCTGTGTTCCGCTCCGGCAGAGGCTAGGATTTCGTCGGCTAGGTCGCGGCTCATTTTGGGGCACACAGGGCGGCAAGGTCGCGGTTGTGGTAATAAATCCGCATGGCAGTCGCTACAGTATCGCAACTGTTCGTGGCGTCATCCAGATCCCCCGCTTCGCACAGGTGATACTCAATCGGTTTCAGGACGGTGCAAGCGGCCTCGGTTGTGCGGACTGGCTTCGGCGAGCTTGCGCAACTGCTCAGAGTTGAGGCGCTCAACAGCAGCACGGTCGTCCTCAACACGCTGGATAGCTTCATCGGTCTTCTCCTGTATCTGTTCGGTGACTTGTTCAACGGCTTCCTCGGCAGCGTCCTCGCGCTCGCGGCGTATCTTGCGGGCGAGCCATAGGCGAAACGCGATGTAGAGCGCGACGACAAACGCCACGGCTTGCGCTGCTGGATTCGAGCGGAACCACAGCCAAATGGAATATCCTATCGGTGCCATCAGTATTTCGGGTCCTGTGTTTCAAGGCGGCGGTGATACGCTTCGTTGCGTCCGCTCCACCACCAGTAAGCGCCCATGCCAGCAAGGCAGATGAACCCGAACAGCGCGACACGGATCATGGTATCAGTGCCAATGTTCTCAAGGCTGCGCCCGATGATTTCGATTTGCGTTGCAAGGCCCGCGAGGACTGTGCCGATGGTGCTGATGGCGACGGTTTCGCGTCCACGGGATGCGCGGTTAACGGCCTTGCCAGTGCGGGAATCTTCAATCTTCTTGGGCGGCAGCGACGGGTCAACGGCGGGTTTCAGTTCCGGCAGGGGTTCGGCTTTGACTTCCACAACAGGCGCGGGGGCTTTCGGCGGGTCAGGCTGTTGCGGGATGGGTGGCATAGCGGGCAGCAGCGGATACTTGCGGGCAACGGCGAGCGTAGACGTGAACGGGGTCTGCTCAATAATCACGTCCTGCCAGCGGTTCTTGGCGGCGTTCCATTCCAGCCGTGTGCGGATCGATAGCGCGCCGGGCTTGGTGGCCTCGCTGTGGTCATAGCCAAGCAGGAGGCAGCCCTGTGCGTGGCCACGGCGCAGCAATCCCGTCAGCCTGCGGAAATACTGGCAGGGCTGGCCATCGGGGCCAATCCAGCGGTTCGTGTTGCCGATCCGCTGATAGGGCGCTTCGATCCGATAACCGTTCCTGATCTCGCGCGGCGAAGGCCCCGAGCTTGTCGCGCCGGTCCACATGGCGAACGCAGCGGCGGCGTTTTCAAACCGGCCCGCGTTCAGTTCCCTGACGACGCTGGACCCAGCCGCAGCCGAGCCCCCTGCATTGTAAGCAAACGAGGCCAGCGCATCGACTTCATGCTGGCGCAGCGGTACTCTTACGGCACGCAACACAGGCGCCAGTTCGACCCCCAGCGCGTGCGCCCTAAGCTGCTTGGCATATTCCAGCGTACACGTCTCGCCCGCCTCTACGGGCCGCCCGTCCAGATGGTAGGTAGATCCCCATCCCAGCTCGTACTTGCCGCCCTCGCACAGCTCTGCAACGAGGCGGGGTTTTGAGCCTTCGAACTCCGTGACAAGGTCAACGGCCCTAGTGCTTACGGTATAGGTCATGCTGCTTTGTCCTTCAGCCCAATGATAACTTCATCGCCCGCCATCACGGACAGTTGCCCGCCTGCGTCCACGTCCAGCGTCACAGTGACGGTCAGTTCGCCCGCTGGCAGGGCTTCCGCGCCGATCTGGTAGAACACCAGCCGCTCGTTATCCTCTGCCGCCACAGCCTCGCCCTGCGTGATTTCAAGGCCAAGGATGGCCTGCCCGTCCTTGACGGTGCAAAGCTCAGCGGTCTTGCGAACCGGGTATTTCTCCCCGCGCTTGATGACCGGCACGAACTCGCCGCCGAACCGGGTGATGCCGATCGATGCGGGCGCAATGCGTTCCAGCACGGACTTGGCCTTGCGGCCTTCGATCTCTGCCGCCTGGATTGCAGCGCCAAGCGCAACGGCATGTTCCGGCCTCGGTCCCGTCACCAGCTTGTCCGGCCCGAAGAACCGCGACAGCACGGAATGAATGAGCGGCATTCTTGACTGGCCACCGACGAGAAGGACGTGTTCGATTTCCTTCTTGGAAAGGTCCGCCTGCTTCAGCGCTTCGGTGAGGCACGTAACGGTGCTGGCAACGAGGTCTTTCGTCATGGCCTCCAGCTCGGAGCGCTTTAACTTTTGTTTCAGCGTGAGCAGGCCCTTGTCATCGGTCAGCACGAGTTGCGGCAGGTGAATGATTGTTTCGGTCACGTCCGAAAGGCGCCGCTTGGCTTCCTCGGCTTCCTTGACCAGCCGGACCATGCAATGCGGCTTGCCGCGAAGGTCAATGCCATGCTCGGCAAAGAACTTGTCCGCGCAGTCTTCCACGATCCGCGCATCGAAGTCCGCGCCGCCAAGGAACCCGATGCCGTTCATGCCAGCCGGGCTTGTGACGCCGTTCTTCATGTGCAGGACGGTCACGTCGAACGTGCCGCCGCCAAGGTCGTAAATCACCACGCGGGTAAACTTGTCGTCCAGCGCGGTCACGCCGTAAGCCACAGCCGCCGCGTAGGGCTCTTCAAACAGTTCGACACGCTCAAGGCCCACGAGGCGCGCAGCTTCCCGCACAGCGTCTTTCTGGGCCTGCGTGCAGTCAACTGGCACCGCAATCACCGCGCCGCTTGGCTTGACCTTCAGATGGCTTTCAGCGGCAATGAGCAGCGATTTCAGGATTTCCGCCACCAGCGTAGGGCCGGAGATCAACCCATCCCGCCCGCGCCACCAGACCTTGCCGTCAGGGCCTTCCGCAAGCTGGAAGTGCGAGTGCTCCTGTTCGTCAAACTCGCGGCCTAGGTATCGCTTGATATTGCGGAACGTGAAGTCAGGGTTTTCATCCGTCTGCGTCAGGGCATAGCGGCCTGTGACGAACCCCTTATCCGTTTGCGCGACGACCGAAGGCAGCGTGTCTTGCTGGCCTGCGATTTCGATCATGGTTGTCCCGCGCGGGGTCCAGACCGCCACGCCGCTGTTCGTCGTGCCGAAGTCGATACCGATCATCATGCGGCAGCCCCCTCACCGACTGCAATGCGGTTATCCATGCCGCGCATCTTGCGGTTCATGTTTGCCGCCTGCGCGCCCTTGCGGCCGATTTCGGAGCGGGTCAGCTTCGTGTCTTCGGTCTCGTCGTTGACGGGCTCGGGGATGGCCTCAACCGGCTGCGGCTTGGCCTTCTGCGTCGCCACGATGATCTGCATCCCGTAAGCGATGGTGAAACACGCCATCATCAGGATTTCACCAAACCCGAAGAACAGCGTCAGGAACGCAAACCCGAGCCCGAACTGAAGCGTCTCGGTCGGCTGCTTTGCCGGGTCCCACGTCCAGCTCATGACGCGGGCCATGAACGTGAACAGCGGGTTGAAGCTGTCCACCTTGGTTTTCGCCTCGGTCGCCTCAACTACCGTTGCGCCGGCAGCGGTCGTCAATGCCGTGATCTGGTCTTCCAGCGGGCGGATACGCTCGCGGGCTTCGTTCTCGGCTGCGATCTGGTCAGCGCGGTAAGCGTCGGCCAGTTCGTCATTGTTCAGGCCGTCATTGACAATGCCGTTAATGCTGTCTTGCAGGCGAGTGACTTGCCCGTCACGGTCTGCCCTGATACCGTCGATTTGGCTTTGCAGGATGGCGATTTGCGCCGCGCTCGTGTCCGTCGTTGCCGTCTCAATCTGCCCGATAGCAGCGGCGCGGCCATACTGGCCTTCCATGATCTTGGCGGAAATCCCCAGCGCATGGAGGAACAGCAGCACAGCCGCAATCCCGCCCATCCAAAGCAGCATATTGCGGAACCGGGGCATGGCGTGAACGTGGCAGTACATGGCTGCCATGCCGACGATGACGCTGAACGCCCGCACAGCCCACGCAAGGTGCTGCGTGACATGCTCTGGCACTACCCCGCCCGCGAGGGGCCGGGAGAACTCAGCGTCAATCTGGAGGAACGCCAGGACAAGCCCGAAGCCCAGCAGGTAGAACGCGGCGACCATCCAAAAGGTAGCGACCTGCGCGGGCAATTGCTCGCGGCAGTATTTCCAGAATGTGTTCATTGTCAGCCCCTTAGCCGCCTACCCAGCCCATCGCGCGCAGCATTGTGTAACCGATGGTCACAAGCGCCGCTGTGCCCGCACTGATGAAGGTGATCCGCACACGGTTCTCGATTTCAGTGTCCCGCTTCTCGCGGTCAGCGTGTTTCTTGTCGATCTCGGCAGTGATGCGCTTTTCCATCTCCGCAATTTCAGCGCGGCGTTCGGTGCGCTGGTTTTCAGCGAGGTCGCTCATTGCGGACTTAATGTCGCTGCGCCACTCTTGCCGGCTCACGTTGACCACCTCATTCATCCGCTCGTGACTGACGAGGCCGTCCACCTTGGCTTCTATCCGCGACTGCCCCGCGATCAGCTCCATCAGGACGCCTGACAAGTCCTTGCCCAGCCCGTCCATGCTTAACCACCGAGGCGAAGGTTGGTTGTCAGCTCACTGAGCCGCGTCTGCTCTGCGTCTTCCAGAATGCGGACGTAAGAATAGTTTGTCAGCTTCTCAAATTGGAGTTGCAGGCGGGCAACGGTGTCAGCGCGTTCCTCGCCGTCCAGCGCCTCGCGGGCAATGAAGTCATCGTGAAAGTTCATTTCAGCCTCGGGCGGTTTGAGGAAAGCGGGGATTTCTATCACCTCCGGCGCCTTCGCCAGCGCTTCGGCAAGCTGGGCCTTGAGCCCGGCAATGATGGCGTCATAGTCCGTTGCCGGAGGGGTTGGCTTGGCTGCCAGAGACGCGGTGAGCGGCTGGGGCGGGACGGGTTGAACAGCCTGCACGGTCATGCCTCGCACCTTCTCGGCCAAGTCCTGCGCCAGTGAGACGCCGTTTTCCCGGCCCCCGGCATGGTTTCCGATCCACACTTCCCAGAACTTGCCGTTGAACTCGGCGCCTGTGTCATATCCTCCCCGCTTGAACGGGCGAAGGATGGCGTCAATTTGCTCTCGCACGGGAAACCTCCACAGGGCATTCGGGACAGACATGGATGATCGGGAACGCATTCTTTCGCACGGCCCAAGCCCGGCGCTTGATGACTTCCCAAGCCTGCGAATGGGTGTGCGCGTGGAACGTCTCAAACGCTCCGCACACGTCGCACTTGCAGGTGAACTCTCCGGCGCGCTTCGTCATCATGCCGTTGTTCCGTTCAGGATCAGGCCCATTGTCGTCAGTTCGGCCAGCAGGCTTGCAAGCGCCGCATTGCCGCCGCGCGATCCGGTGATGGTTGGCCGGGCAACCGGCGTGGTGTTGTAAAAGCCCAGCGTGTTCACACCGACACCGATGACCCTGTTTCCAGAGCTGCCCCGAATATCAATCAGGCCCGTTCCCTTCGGAGCAAGCTGGACCGTGATGTTTGTATCAGAGCCTTGCGTCTCGATCCGCAGGGGTTGGCCGGTCGTGTTCGCAATGACACGCAGGTAATTGGCCAGCGTGCCCGCTGCGCCTTCAACCTGCATACCGATTTCGCCCTGGAACGTGTGGCGGATCGCATCGTTTGTGAACTCAAGCCCCACACGGTTCGCCGTCGCGCTGACTGACGAGAAGATCGTAGCGGCCTGTCCGTCTGACGCCTGCCACTCAAAAACGTGGCCCTTGGCCATGCTGATGGCAACGCCGGTGCCCGTGACGCCATCGGTGCCTTCAATGGCTGTGGCGCCGATCACGATACCCTTGTTGAAAGTCTCTGCGTTGCGAGCAATCAGGATGGCGCAAGTGCTGGGGTGTGTCGGAGCACCGAGCGCCGAATCTCCCCCGCCCGCGAAATAGAAGCCAATGGTCGAGCCGCCCGGAAACACCGAATACGGAGTGTTGACCACATCCGTGCTGCCCCGGTTCTTGACCGCGATTTCAGCCGCATAAACCGTGCTGCCATCTGGCCCGCGAATGCCTTCAAAGTATCCGGCCCACGTGCCTGTCCCATCTACCACGTCCGAGAAGCCAACGAACGAGGCGCCGATTGGAACGAGGTAGGTGTAGTCAAGCCACGTCAGCGTGGCCGTTCCATCCACAACGCTGCCGCTGGTATGCGTCGGGGCAACCGTGCTGGTCGTGCCCGCCACCGTGACGGTGTAGAGCCTTCCGGCATATCCAACGATGGCGTTCAGAGAATAGGCCGTGGAAGCCTGCCAGACCACCGCGCCGTTGATCGTATAGCGATCCGATGCTCGGGACGCGCCCAGCACACCGATTGCCCCGCGATCCGACACAGCCACGATATGTGACGCGCGTTCATGGTAGAACCCGGCGCCAGCATCCTGAAGCCATGTATCGCCATCAGTCGCTTGGGAACTGCCCGCAAAATCCTGCGCCGCCTTGGAAATCAGCAAGCGTTGCGGAACGCGGAAGATCGAAGGGTCATCATCCTTGTCCGTCAGGAACCCGCGCACCGCAGACGCGGCAAAGTTGGCGGGAGTCGTGAACGTTGCAAACGGAGAGGGGTAAAAGTCGCCCGTGACCTTTGCACTTAGCGTGTAGGAGCCGGGCGGGATGACAACATCCCCAGCCGCCGCCGCTGATGTGAACGCTGTAGCGTTTGAGCCATAGTCCAGCACGTTTTGAACGCCAAACAATGCGCCGCTGAACACAAGCTCGCCAGTATCAACGCCCGTGCCTCGGGTTATCTTCCGGTTTTCAAGGCCAAGCCCGGCAAGCGCTGTCAGGGTAGCGTCTACGGGCTGGGAGCCGGTTGCGGAGGGGCTTTCGGAAAAGCTGCGATACGTGATCGCATCGTTGGCAGACTTGATCTCAACGTCATAGTTGACCGTTGGGCTGAGGTACGTATTGAACCAGCCAGCCGCGTCTGCCACAACGGGGTTGGCCGCCGGAACGGTCAGCGCGCTGTCCGTGTACGTCGTGGCGTTTGTGTTGGTGCCCTTGATCTTGAAATAGATCTTGGCGCCGGACACAGGCGTGCCAGACGAGTTCTCAACCTGATCACCAAACGGAATCCCGCTTGCCATAGGCAGCCTCCTTGCGGTTCAATTTTCGGGGAAAGTGGGGCGCGCTATTGCGCGAGGGTTACGAGAAGATGAAATCCGGCAGGACAAATTCATCCCGCGTCATCGTCACTGAAAAGCTCTTGTTGCCGGTCAGGGGCGTTCCGGTAGAATCTTCAACCGTCCAGCGATACTGGGCCGTTAGCGTCTGGCCCACGGTCATCGTCTGCGAAAACTGAACGATATTGTTGTTGGCGCCGCTGATCACATTGTCGATTGTGTCGCCAGAAACCTTTGTCAGCGTGTAGGTGTATGGCGCAACGCCTCCCGTTACCGAGGCGGTCACAGTATTGCTGGTCACAACGCTTGTATCGCTGCGGCCTGACGCCAGAGACGGGGAAATCGACACCACAAGGCCGCCCGATCCCGCAGCGGCTTCAGTGGCGGTGCTGTCGATGTTGCTGTTGACCGCCTGAAGCGTAACGCTCAGGCTGCTGCCAGCTAGGTTTATGTCTGCAAGCTCTTGGCGGCCGTTGATGATGTTGCCGACCAGGTTGACCGCTTGTCCGCCAGTGCGGTCCAGAAGATCATTCCATGCGTCCACGAACCATTTGGTTGGCGTTCCATCGGGATTGATGATCGGCATCCCGTGAAGCAATTGAGGAATCAGCCGGTCGGACATCAGGACACCTGTCCTTCATTGATCCATGCGCCGTGAATTGCCACGCCGAGTGGATCTGAAACGCTGACGTGTGCCATCATGCCTTCGGAAGGCGTCATCTGGCCAAGGCCCCAGATCGTGGGTTTCCAGTAGTTTCCGACTGGCGGCATATCCACGATCAGCGTGTTGCGATTATTCCCCGGCACGGCACGCGCATCGGTCGAGAACGAGATTAGGAGCTGCGGCGCCGAGCCCTGCCCGCTTGCCGGCAGGTCAAACGTTGCAGCATCAAGGCAGAGCGATCCGATGGCTTCCCGGCCCATGCTGTTGAACCGGAGCGTGGCGGTCCTCACGACCGGCTCGCCATCATCAGAATAAACGGTGCGCTCTAGCGTGTAGATTTCAGAGCCGCCCTCAAGCGCAACCACGTCATAGCCATAAGCGTTCGTGTGATACTTCGGCGCCCAATACCCGAGCCCGTAGGATTCGCGCGTGTGCCAGAGCTTCGTTGCCCCGTCATAGACATGCGCGGGATGGCCAACGGGGCGCACCACGAAATAGTCATGCGGGCCGTCGCGGTAGGCCCACGTCCGGGTCGCCATGCGGTTGGCTGCCGTCATGCGCGTCAGTTGTTCTTTCAGTTCGAAGTTTGGCGTCAGCGGCGTCACGCTCATACCGTAGATCGCCCAGCACTGCATATCGCCGCCGATGAAGAAGCACTTGTCGCCAGACTTTGCGGCCGCATACTTGCCGAGGATGCCCTTTGTTTCCTCGATGGCCTGGTTCGTCACGTTCTGGAACGGCAGGCTTGTGGACGGCACGGCGCGCAGGATTTCAATGCCGGTTGATCCAAACGCAATAGCTTGCCCCGACAGCTTCATCAGCCTGCGTATCGGGTCCGGTGACTGCTCAGCGGTCGTGAAGGCCAGCGCCTCGAATGCCGTTCCGTCCAGCGTGTTAGACCATGTAAGCGTGTCATCATCATCGCTGTTCAGAAGCAGGCGCTGGTTGATGGCGATCATCGTGCCCACGTCCGGCAGGTCAACGTCCGTCACTTCGGTGAGCGCCGATCCGTTCCACCGCCAGAGGCGCGTGTTGACCGCGACGAACAGCACGTCCCGAATGCCGACAAACTCAGCCTCGCCTGCGTCCAGATTGCCAATCTCGGTCGCAGCCCATCCAGACGAAATGCTGTAGAGCTTGCTGCCGGCCACCGCGAACATCAGCCCGCCGCGCACCCCGTCTTCTTGCCAGATGCCTTGGATCGTCGCCCCGAGGTCCAGCTTTGACACAAGCCCCGGCGTTGGAAGCAGCACCGCTGCGGCCTGTTTGGTGTTGTCCTGGCTGATCGGCTCCACGTACCAGTTGCACAGCTTGATCGGCGCCATTCCCCGCAGGGAACGGTTATCGCTGTTGAGAATGACCGGCACGTAGACCAAGGCGTTAGTTCCGAACCGGAGGCATCGGGCGGGACGCGCCGCCGAGGCCGGTCATCGGACCCATGGACCTGGGACCACCGGGCGACATCATTTCGGGCTCGGGGGGCATTTGCTTTGCGCCGCCGCCCTGCCCGGCTTCTGCAAGGCCAGCGTTAAGGAACTCAAGCGTCCATTCCGGGCCTGCGGCTTCCAGAAGCTGCTGAAGTGCGCTAAGGATGGCGTCTGCGGCTTGTTCGTTTTCCAAGTGGGACTCCTATGGATTGGTGGGTTTATTTAGTTGTAGCGGGTCTTGCGGTGCTGCGTTTGGCGCCGCTTTTTGATCGCGTTGACTAGCGGTCGTTGTCGTTAGACGGCTTGCGCGGCTTTCCTCTTGAGAAAGACACGGGCGGCTTAGGCTTCGGCGTGGGCGGCAATCTCGGGCGAGTGACCGCCGCAGGCGCGGGCAAACTTAGCGGAGCTTGAGGCGGTGCTATTGGGGCGGCCGCTGCCGGCGGTGGCATCATAGCCCGGTTGATCAGATCCCGCTCACGGGCGGCAGCTTCAAACCGGGGCTGCGGTCTTACATAGCGACCATGCGTCAGGCCGAACCCGCCACCGATCATTAAGCCGATACCGACGCGCTGAAGAATGACCTGCACGGTTTCGGCTTGACGAAGCTGCTCCAGGCGCTTTGTTGAGACCTCAACCGCATCCGGATCACCCTCCCCATTGTTCGCCGCCAAAGCGTCCTTGAGCCGCCCTTCTTCCGCAGCAATGTCAGCGCGCGTTTTTTGAAGCATACCTTCCATAAGATATGTGTCAGCCGCACCAGTGCCGATAACAGCCAAATCCGCAGCACGCACCCGGCTGTTGACGGGCTCCATGAGCCTGCCAAGACGGCCAACGGGGCCAAAATCTCCCGCAGCCCTTTGACGGTCAAACTCATCGACGTTGGCCAGCCGGTTGGGCAGGCCGTCCGGTGAGTTAGGGTCAGGCGAAATAGGCGGAATGTCTCGGCCAGCCAGACGTTCCTCAGTGGCAAACTGCGCTTTGTTTGCCGCCTTCGTTTCTTTTGCAATGCGGGCCTTGTCTTTGGCGCCCACAATCGGGACGCGGCTGAGCAGGGTTTTCTTTGGCGCCTCGGGCGGAACAGGAAGGCGGGTCAGCAGGGCATTGGCCTTCGCTGCTGCGCGGTTGGCCGATACTTGTGAGCCTTTGACCATAGCGCCCCGGAACCTGTGCGCGCCATAAACCATCGCGCCGTAAGTGCCGAACTCCAAGGCCTTATCGACAAGCGGATTGGTCTGCTTTTCTGGTTTCTGGGCAAGGCCGACGCGGATTCGGTTGATCTCTTTCCTGAAGTTGTCCCGTTCGGCTTTTTGCGCGGCAAGAGCGTCGTTCAGTTCCTTTTTGTAGGTATCGATCGCAAAGCCGGTGACGCCGCGCACGTCTCCGTCCGGCTTTACAATTTCGCCGTTCGGGCCTCTGTAGCCGTTGTTTTTCAGGAAGATTTGCTTGTCCGTTGGAGACAGCGCCTCAAAGTCTTTCAGGCTCTGCTCATACTCGGTGATGAGCTCTTGCGCGGCAGCTTGGTTTTGCGACAGTTCGTCAATGCGCGCTTGAGCTTCGGCGCGAGGATCGACCGTATCCGCCTCTGCCGTTGGCCCACCTGCCGCCAGCGTTGTGATTGCAGCCGCATCAGCGGTGCGGGTGCCGAGTTTGGACTTGCCCACCGTGCGAGGCGGGACGGGCTTACGCGGGCCTCCTACGCCAGCCGTGAGGATGGGGGATGCGGGCGGGCGGATCATGCCCGCCTGCGAACTGAAGTCTTTGTTCCGCCCTTTGTTGGGAACGAACCCGTTGCGCTTGTAGAACGCCTCAAGCTGCGCCTTAGACATGCCGCCCGCGCCGACTGGGTCGGCAGTCAGGAACACCGTAAGCCCTTGCTCGTCCGCTTGGCGAAGTACTTCTTTCAGCGCTTTCGACGCCTCGCCCTGCCCGCGCGCATCCTGCGGAACCTTGATCCGGTTGATGGTCATTCCGTCACCGACGCGGGTGACTTCGACGGAGGCCTTGCCAATGCTCAGTTCGTCATAGCCGAAATCAGGCAAGGATGGCTTGCGAGGCCCCCCCGGAACCCCAGCCGTCGCCACATCATCTGCGCCCGCACCAAACGCCTTGCCGACACGGCGCGCACCGAGGCCAACACCAAAGCCAATCCCAATATTCCGAAGCCGCTCCTCGTTGCTGTCTGCCGGGCCTGCTGCGCCAAGGCCTGCGCCTGCTAGGGCGTTGCCGAGGTCGCCTCGGAGGGGGAGGCCGTTGGCGCCGCTCTGCGCTGCTTTTGAGAATACACGGTTCGTCAGCGCCTTTTGGATCGGGCGACCGCCAGCAAGTCCGGCAACACCTATCGCCGCGCCGATCTGACGGTCTTTTTCGTCAAGCACGCCGTCGCCGTTATAGTCTACCGCATAGCCAGACGCAGCCCCGCCAGCATATCCAAAGCTGGCGCGCCCAACAGTGGCAAGGCCACCTTGCACAAGAGCCTCACGAATAGGAGACGGCCTGGCCATTGGCTTGCTGCCGACTATCCGGTCTTCGGGAACATCAATCGTTTCCCAAGGCGCCTTGGTCTTGTCGCCATCAAGCCGGGTTTCAATGTTCCGGGCGCTGACCTCGCCGTCAGAATACCAGTATTTTAGAGGGCCGTCCTTGTAGAAGGATTTGCCGCCGTTGAACCGCTCGATTGCCTGAATCGCATGGCCCGCAACTTCGTGCGCGATACCTGTACGGCCCACAGAACCATCCCCGCCTTTGGGAATGACAACCTCGACTGAGCGAGTTGCTGGGTTGAAAGCCGCGCCCCCGCTTTTGCCATACTTAACAGTTACAACGATGTCGGAAAGCTCTGGGTATGCATCATAAAGGTTCTGGTTTTCGTAGATGTCGCCCAGCTTGTAACGACCGGCTTTCAAGCTGCCATCAGGCCGCGTCGGAAGCCCGTCTTCAGCCGATGGCTGGGCTTTGAACCGCGAGGCTGAGTTGTCAATTTCGTATTTCCAGTTGCCGTCTACATCACGGAACCAGCCGGTCTGATCCCAGATTTCCCTGCGTGATGCACCAGAGGTCTCAAGGGCAACAGCTTGATCATAAGCCGCCCGGTTAGCAGTCTTGGACTGCAAGCCCCCAAACCCAGCCGCCCGGATCGGCCCTTGCGGGGCGAGTGCGTTGGGGGATGGGGCGGGAGAGCCGGAGGGGGGTGTGCCGCGTGGGGGCGTGCCTGGTGCGGCGGGCGGCTTCGGGCCTTTGCCGGTTGCGGCCTGACGGGCGCGAATTTCAGCGACAATCTCAAGGATTTGCTCACGGCCCCGCGTGGTCAGGATGCGGCCAAGCTCGCGGTTGACTTCCGGCTTGAAGATGGCAGGCAACGTGGCGCGCTGGACAGCCCACAGGGCGGCGTTCTGCGCCGCCTGCTGTGGGTTCATCACCGATTGGGCAATTAGGCCTGCCGCGCGCTGCAAACCGCCTTGGTTGGCAATCGCTTCAGTCACGTCTCCCGTGACTGAGTTGCCACTCACCCTGCCCTGATTTTCCAGCATCGTGCGCTGGCGTTCAAACAGGCTGGGCACAGCGCGGCGACCTTCTGCCCGCGCACCGGACCCAAGCCCAAAATTGAATGTGTAGTCCTCTTTGCCCAGCTCGCTGCCCACCAGCGCCTTGATGCGCTTCGTCTGGTCGCCCTTGACACCGCTGGTCATGACGTCCGTCTCGCTCGGCATCATCTCAAGCAATTTAGCGCGCTGACGCTCCGATCCGTAAATCTGCCGAAGCAGTTGACCAGGATTGGTTGCCGTTTCGATAGCGTCCTCAGCGCCGCGCAGCCAGCCCATGATGAGCGCCTGATCTACAACGGAGCGGCCTTCGCCCACGATGTCCTCAAACACCTCGTCAGCGTCCTTCAGAGACGCGGCAAACTGCTTCTTGAGGTCTTTCAGCGAAGTCCCGCGACCGAAGGCCTTGGCGCCAAATTCCAGCGCGCGTCCGGCTGCCTTGAACTGCGAGTAAACCTGACGCGGCCCGGCTAGTCCGGTGTCTGCGTCAAGGCCTGCGTCTCGGAGGGCTTTCTGAATTTCGATGAGAGAACTTGCGAACGCCTGGTTGTTCTTTTTCTGACCGGCAATGAGGCTTCCAAAACCACGGTCGAGGTAATCGAGAGCATGTGTCGATAGTTTGGGCGGGATTGCAGACGGGCTATCCAGCGCGCTAGCCAGTTGCTCAAGTTGTCTTGCAACGTCCAACTGAGCCGGGTTACCCCGGTAACTGTTTCGGGCGAGGCGGGCTCCGGCTGCGATTGCTTCTCGGGCGTCCGGGGAAACGCTAAGGCGGTCCCACATCTTGCCCCAGGTTGTGTCTGAGATTTGCTGTGCGTAAGCGGCGGTGTATCCATCGGCGGTGGCCTCGTCTGCCCGTGCTGCCATCTGTGCAGCAAAGTCTTCCAGTTCGTCTCCAGACAGCGCCATAGCGTCCCGCAACTGCGTGCGGATGCGCTCCGGCATCTCGGCATTACGTGCCTTGAATGCCTCCCGGAATGTCTTCTTTGCATCGCCGCCAACACGGGCAGCGGCAACTGCAAGCTGGTCAATGTCAGCATTCGCAAGCTCGAACAACATCTCATCGACGGTCGTGTAGTTGTCATACGAGATCAGCTTGACCAGCTTTTCGGTTTCGTCCGCGCTGATGCCCTTGGCAATCAGGAGGTCAATCGCCTCCTCGCGTGCCGTGCGCCCGCGTGCGCTCTTGCTTTGTGCGTTGATGGCCTGCCCTGCCGCCACGCTGCGCTGAACACTAGCGGGCGTGAACAGGTTGCTTACAGGGACTTGTGCGGTGCCACCGCCGGGAAGCGTGCGCGTCGTTGCCGATCCGGTTGTGGCAAGGTTCTTGGTTGCTGCGATACCGCCGCGCACGCCGCGCGCAATGACCGATCCCGCCACAGGCAAGCCAGCCGAGATCAGTCCAGCCGGTGTGAACACTTGGCTGTTGGCGTAGTCGATCCGCTGGCCCATCGTAGGGCTCGGAGCGCCAGTCATGCGGGCTTGGTTAGGCGCTTCGGCTAGGGCGTTGTATGCGTAGAAGTCGGCAGCGCCCGTACCCGCCAGCACACCAGCGCGGCCAAGGTACTGAGCGGCTCGGCTTCCGGCAAAACGTGCCGCCACAGCAGGGGCAACCAGCTTCGGGGCATACACAAGCGCACGGTTCGTAAGTTGCGCGCCGCCGCCTGCCGTCAGCGCCGCTGTCTGGCCTACACGGGTGGTAATCGGGTTGTCTTCAAGGCTGCGCGTCATCGCAGCCTCATAACCACGGTCGCCCGTTGCAAGGCGCACGGGGTTGAGGTCGTTGACGCCAAGCGCTGCGGACTGCGCCATTGTCATCTTCTCAGAACGAAGCGCCTGCGGTGTTTCAAGGGCCTGCGACGTGGCAGCCATGTTCATGCCCATAGGGCCGGGGCGCAGAATGTCTTCGCTGACCACGGGCTTCATGAGCGGCGTCTGGACGGGCTGGCTCGCCATCGGGATCAAGCTGCCATCCGGCGCAGACGGCGCAGCCTCATTCACAGGCCCACGCTGGCGCATGTATTCTTCGCGGCTGATTGTGCCTTCGGTGACCATGCCGCCACGTTTGCCGGAAGCGCTTGCGGGCGCCGTGTAACGCTTTTCAAGCTCGGCCAATGCCGCGTCCTGCTGGGGCGACAGCTTGCCCCGGCGGCGCAGTTCTTGGCCTGCTGCAATACGTTCTTCAGGCGTTGGCATCAGCGGCCCCCAAGGATGGAGAAGAGGTCGTCATCAGATGCCTCTTCAAGGCCGGTGGGCATGATCGGTTGCGTGCCTTTAGGCAGCATCCCTTTTCCGCGCTCAAGGAACGTCTTTGGCTTGTAATCGCGCATCGTTGCGAGGTCGGGCACGGTTCGATCCACGCCAAAACCATACTCGCCCGCAATGCCTTCATAGGTTTTGCGAGTTGTATCATAGCTTTCAAGCGCTTGGCCGTAGAGCTGAGTTGCCTGCGCTTTGAAATCGCCAACCTGTTCAGGGGTCAAACGTTTGCCGGCCATGATCTTGTTGTAGGTGTTCATCACACCCTCCGGCACGCCGCGCGCATTTTCGGCAGTTGCAAACTCGCCTTCACGAACCGTTGAGCCAGGGTCCAGCATCTTCATGTATTGGAACACAAGGCTTATCTGTCCGGCTGGCGTGTTTGGGTCGGTCGCGCGGATGCGTCCGAATGCCGACTGCACGTCACGGAACTCTTTCGTGATCGTGTTGTATTCGCGGCGGAACTGGCCTTCGTCATCTACGTTAGGGCCATCTGCAGCAGTCGCCTCTGCCTGTGCAGCATCCTTCGCAATGTTCAACCGCTCCCGGTCCATAGCCAGACCGCCACGGCCAAGTTCGGCTTGCAGGTCGTAGCTGCGCTGGCTCTCGGTCACGCCCTGATCAAACGACTTCTGCCACCGCTGGCCTTCCAGCTTCTGCGCGTAGGTCAGCATCTGTTCTTCGAACTGGGTCAGTTCCTCGTCAGTGATCCGGCCATCGGCAGCGGCTTGCTGCACGGCCTGCATGACCTGCGGATTGTCCGCAAACGGGCTCTTTGCGATGATGTCCATAGCGGCCTGTCCGCGCGCTTCCAGAGGCAGGTTCCTGAGCTGGCCCGCCGAAGTCGCAAGGAACTCCACGCCCTGTTTCTGGACCGTGATGGCGCGGTCATGATCTTCCCAATCCTGGAGCGTCTTGGCACGGGCCTGACCCTGCGCGTAGCCCGCTGTTTCGAAGTCGCCCTGACCTGCCGCCATTTCGCCAAGCCCGGTCCAGCCGCCCGTCTTGAACGTCTCGCCGTAGGTTTTCTGCTTCTCCGCAGCCTTGCGGCGCTCACCAGCGCTGCCAAATGCTTGCGCCTCGTCATAGAGGCCAGCCGTCATCAGGCCCGTTTCTGCGCCCTCGTAGTTGCCCGCCTTGAACAGTTCCGAGGCCGAGGCGCGCGCCGTGTCCCGGTCACGCTCCTTGCGCTGCTGCTGGCCCATGGCAAGGCCGGTCTGGAAGGATTGGAAGATGCTCATCGGACCCTCGCGTTACGCGGCTTTGTTCTGCGGCTTGTAGAGCTGCCCCGCAGCCCAGCCGCCCCAGCCCGCCACGTCAGACAGCCCGCTTTGCCATGCGCTGGCAGAGTTGAGCTTGCCTTGTGCCGCTGCTGCGCCGCTCGCCTGTGTCAATTGGCTCGCATTGTTGGCGAAGTTCTGTCCGGCAGAGGCAATGCCCGTCGTTGCGCCATAGCCTTGGTCACTGATGCCGCCGAGATAGCCCATGTACGAATTGAAGTTGCCCATCGCGGCTTCATTGGCGACTTCCGCCATGCCGCGCGCCGTACGCCCGCTGAGCGTCGAGCCTTGCGAGCCTGCGAGATCCACAAACTCCTTGCCCGCCTTGTCCGCGTAGAAATCACCGATCTTCCCGAACGTCGTCTCCGTCCGGTACTTGTTCCACGCTTCTTCCTGAGCCTGACCCGGCGTCTGGTACTCCGCCATATCGCCGCCGCCCTGTGCCATCTGCTGGCCGTCACCGCCCGGCATCATCGCCCCGCCGCCGATTCCGGTTGTTCCGGGTACGGCAGGCCCGCCCGTAGCAGGAGCGCCGGGTGTCGGTAGCCGGTCGCCCTTCTTCCAGCCCTCGGTGTTGAAATAATGCTCCGTCGCGGCCATCCAGTCCCGGCCCATGCGGTCGAACGTCTTGCCGTTCTGGCGGTAGAACGCCTCAATCGCAGGCTTGTTCTGTTGGAAATACGCCTGCATCTGGTCCGCGCGGCTCGTGCCGAGGCCGGTAGATGGCGGGGCCAGTCCGTTTGCCGCCGAAGGTGCGCCGCCGCCCATGCCAAGGTGCGGCGCCATGAGCGCGAACGCTGCATTGCCGCGCGCTTGATAGGGGGCGAGCTGCTGCTGGGCAATGTCACGCTGTTCACGCTGGAACGCGATGGCCTGGTTGTTGGCCTGCGTCTGGGCCGCCGTCCCGCTGTTTGCCGCGTTGGACATCTGGGACGCGCCAAAAAGGCTTGCCCCGGCCCCGATCACTGCCGCGCCAATAATCGGATCACACATCGCTACGCCTCATTTCAAAAGGGACAAATTTCCCGCCGTCAGGGCGCATCTGGAACCCCAGCTTTTCCAAAAGCCGGAGATGGTGAACGTTCGTGGCAAGCATCCGATTGCTCAGTTTCGGCCATTTCTTCAGTGCCCGGTCTATGTCCCTGCGGCACCCTTGGAGCAGCTTTCGCTTGGCTTTGAACGAGTATTCCGAAGGCTCAGCCGACAAGAGCCATGGCACACCGCCCTCGGCGCCGTCCATGAAGCCCCAGATCGCCAGCGTACGGTTGTCCTGCACCAAGGCAGTCCGCATCCGCGACATCTCCACACCGGCCATCAGCGAGTGCGCCGGATCAGAGCCGCTGGTCTGCCTCACTTCTTCGCGGTCAGACTGAGACAACCGGCCCGCAAGATCGGCCGCATGTGCCAGACTTGCGGGAAGGCATTTCACATCAGGCATTGCCGCTCACGGACGATGCATAGCCCTTGCGCGCCACCTTGCCCTTGGACGCCATTTCCTCGTCAGGATCGGTCAGCACCGGCTTTTTCTTCTTCGCCAGCGCCGTATCGATGCCCAGCTTCTCACGCACAGCGCGGCGAAGCAGCTTCAGTTGTGCCGGCGTCGGCTTTGCGGTGTCCTGTTTCTTGCTCATCTGGGGCCTCCTAGAACAAAGGTGATTGATTCTTCGCGGTCAGAGCCAAGCAACTCGGCAAGCGATGCCCGCGCCCTCTGCTTCACTTCCTGCGCGCTCGGGTTCTCGATGCGGAAATCCACCGCAAGCCGTCCGCCTACGGTATCTGCTACCGTGTCCAGCCATTCCTGCGGCACATCAATCTCGCCCGCGCTGTCCGTCACGTCTTCCATCACGCGGTCATAGCTGACCCGGATCGTGCGCGCCGCCGAAGTCGCGTCCGGCGTGGGCCACACCACAATCGACGTGTTCGCCCGCTGGCGGTCAATCGTGTAGACCACCGGCCTGCCTTGCTGCGTCTTCGTGGGCAGCATTTCGTAATCGTCATAATTCCAGCGGCCCATGATCAGCTCGCGGCCGTTTTCTTCCTGGTAGAACGCATCCCTTACCCTGTCCGGCCTCGGGCTCAGCGTGTAGCTCGCCTGCGCCTGCACAAGGTCAACGGTCTGGCTCGCGCGCCGCCACTGGCTCGGGCCTTGCGTCTGGAGCAGCTTCAGAAGCGCGTTCAGATGCGCGAGGCCCCGCGCAAGCTGGTGCGCAGACAAGTTCTGGCCCTGTCCGAGCATCTGGATGCGCTGCGCCGCCTCGATGACGAGACCGCCTGCGGTGAGGGTCCACGTAATGCTCATGATCTACCTGACGCCGGGTCCCAATCTGCTTGTTCATCCGTCGCTTCCATCAGGACTTGGGGCCTGCTGTCGGGCAGCGGCTTGCCTTCGTTCGGATCGATCTGCGGCGGGTCGAGTTGCGCGGGCCGTGGGTCGAAGCACGGCCCGCACACTTTGAGGTTAGTCCATTCCTTGCGCAGCGATTTCAGCCGGTGCTTTTCACCGCAGCGGTCACAGATCCCGTAGGGCTGTCCGCTGAGATAATCATTGCCGGTGAAATCCTGAGCCATCAGGCAGCGCCGTCCGAACCCCAGACCGCACGCCAGTCGTTGACCGTCGCAACATAGCGCTCGGTCGCCTTGGCCTTGGCGTTCTCGGTGTCGAAGTCGTTGTCCTGCTGAAGCTCCATCGCGCGCCGCTGGTAGCGGGTGAAGCCTTGCGGCACATCCGTTTGCAGGAACCACGCAGTTGGGCTGGTCAGGTAACGGTAGTTGACGAAATCTTCGCTGATCAGGCCCATGGCCTTCGTGGCGTTGATGTCGTTGTTTGCCGTGCCGGGCTGCTTGTCAGACGACAGGAGGCGCTTTGCGACAAACGAGAGCTGCGGAGGAACGATCAGCCGCTTCGGGCTGACGTTGATGCGCAGGCCACGGCTGTTCGTGAACAGGAACAGTTCGATCTGGGCGTCTTCCAACGCCGCTTCCGAAAGTTCTGCATCCACGGCCAGCTTGTTGGCCTTGTTGCCCGCCAGCGTCGGGTGAGCCGTCGAGCAAAGCGCCGCGCCGTCGCCGTAGGTCGTGCTGAACGCCGTGTTGAAGATGCCGGCGTGGATCACTTCCTTGGTCTGGCGCATGGAATAGGCCAGCGAACGCGCACGGGACTTGCCCTTGGCTTCATACTGGTTGTCTTCCTTTTCCTCGCGCGTCACGATGAACCCGAGGCCGTAGACCGCGTGCGTTGCACGGTTCTTGTAGCCTTCGGAATCCGAGTCGTAGGCAATCGCCTGACCTTCCTTCTTGATCGACGCATAGCCGAACGAGGTGGATTCGACGATTTCTTCGTATGCCTTCTCCGAGCTTTCCTCGGTGAAGATCATGTCGCACTGCATCGGGATTTCCTTGTAGGTCTTCCCGAAAAATGCCTTTACGCCAGGCCAGAGCGCTGACGGGTGGGCGGAACGTGTGATCACCGTCATGGTTTACAGCCCCGCTACTGCGCCATACCGATTGGTATGGAGGTTGATGGACACGAGGAACTTGGCGTTCGTGTCGGGCGTGACGTTGTCGGGACGGTCAATCGCACGGCGAACCGTGAGTTGGAACGTCGCGTCAGCCGCCACCGTCGAAGAATCCAGCATCCAGCCGGACTTCTTGGTAGCAGTCGAACCCGTGCCCGAAACGAGGTTGGCATTCAGGCCGGCCGATACCAGAGCAATGTCGCCGCCAACGCTGTCTTCCTGGATTTCGAACAGGAGCGTCGGATCATCAGCAACGTAGACCTCACGAAGCGTGGAGGCGAGGCCGTAACCGTTCTGCACGATGGAAGGCGTCGGACCAAAGCCCACGATGACGCCGGTGATCTGGTTCGTTGCGCCTGCCGTGGCCACGTTGACGACCTGGTAGGAACCGCCGGACGTGCCGGCTACGGACGTTCCCGTGACCACAACCGGGTCACCGATGAACATGTTTGTGGCGTAGCTTGCGAGTGCGACGTAGGTGTTGCAAGCGCCGTTGTACGGCGCCCCACCAAGATTTCGCACGGGGCGCAAGCCAAACGCCGAGTTGACGTTAGGCATTTGAATTGTCCTTGATTGAGGGGGTTATCCGAAGTCCGGGTTGCGCACAGGGCGGCTTGCCACGTCTTCGACACGGTTGGTTTTGAGAGCGTATTCATGCCCATCGGAGTCAGGAGCGCGCTGGACGTCGCTCGCGCCGCGCATCATGTCGGCCATGTTCTTCTTGTGCAGCGTCAGCGCAGCGGCGGCGTCTTCTTCGAACCACGGCCTGAACTTGCGCATCAGCACGGTCTGCATTCCCTTCCCCTTCGGGTCGGTGCCTGCGTGACGGGCGACTTCCTGCCCGCCGATTTCCTCGCTTGGCACCAGCTCCCATTCACGGGCTGTAAGCTGCGAGACGTTGCCCGGCGTGTCGTTGACCCACCGATAGCGATAGTTTGCGTGATCTAGCTGGCCGTCATCAAGGCCGAGCCGTTTGTTGAACCCATGGTCAACAGATCCGCGCTGCATCCGCTCCGCGCGGCGCTTGGCAAGCTCTGCATTCGGTCCCGACTTTACGCGGGCGCCCCGGCGAGGCTTCACTTGTTCCTGTTCGGTCTCGCTCATAGCAGTTCTCCACCTGATTCCTGATAGACTTCGGCCCATTCCTCATAGGAACCGAAAAGCCCTTGCTTGATGTCTTTCGCAGCCTGCGTTCGCGCTTCAGGCGGTAGCCGCGAGGCCAGAGTTTTTGCCGCGCCCCGGCGTGCACTGCCAAGGACGGGCACTCTCGGGCCGTCTTTCTCCGCTCGCCGCACGGGTTCGGGGTCTTCCTCATACCGTTCGGCAAACGTCTTCCGGATCAGCTTGTCTGCGGCTTCCAGCGCTTCAGGCAGGGAGCGGCCGCTTTGCATCATCCGGGTAATCTCGGCCTCCACGAGGCCAAAGTCTTCGATGTCAGCCTCGTCATCGAGGAGCCATGCGTGGTCTTCCCAAAACGGCTTCTGGACCTTGGGATAGCTTATCGGGAAGCTCTCAACCCACTCGTCTTCAGCCTTCTTGAGCTGTTCGGGGGTCAACTCGACCTGGTTGAGGTCTTCGTATTCCTTCTCGATGCCTTCCAGTTCAGCCCGGAGCGCGTCTTCTGCCCGCTCGTCACCCTTGGCAACGGCCTGGCGGATCAGCGTGGTGTATTCCGAGCGGACGCTGGCAAGTTCGCGCTCATGCTTGGTGCGGACCATCCGCTCCATCGCTTCGACACGTTTGACGACAGCATCGTCAACGCTCTTTTTCGTGTCGATAAGCTCCTTGCGGGTCGCTTCAGCCTTCGCCTTGGTCTGGCGGATGAACGTTGCGGCGTCCGTCCACGTATCTTCTTGGCCGGGCTTCGTCTTCCAAGCCGTGCGGGGCTTCCAGCCAAGCTCGGACGCAAGCTGTTCGACTTCGGAAAGCTCTACCGCCTCGTCAGCAAGCGCAGCTTCTTCAACATGGTCTTCGGTATCGGCTTCGATGCTCATGCGATCACCTTGGCAGGCTCAGTCCGGCGCACGCCGAGGATGTCCTTGTCCTTCATGATGCGATAACGGCGCCCGTCCGTGCCGATGAAATTGCGCCCGCCGGCATAACGCGCAAACATCACCACATCACCGGGCTCCGGCTTGCTGTTCCACGGCTCGATATTGCCGTTTGCGTCCTCGAAATGGAACGCAAACTCCCCGGCGCGGACCACAAGGCCCTCGATGCCTGCCTCGTCTTCACGCTCAAGGGACGTTTCGGCAAGCAGCAGCCCGCCTTTCGTCTTTTCCTCAAGCTGGCGCGGCAGGACAAGGATGTTGAACTCGAACACCTCGATTCCGGGATCAAGGTCAGTCAGCTTCGGCAGGGGCTTGTAGTTGGTCAAGGATGTCTTCTCCTGTCAGGTTAGTGATGTCTTCAATGGCAAGGGCCTGGAACTTCAACTGGCTCCAGTATTGCGGGCCGGGCGGTTCGGGATGGTCAAAACTGGCCGCCCATTTGTCCCGCTGGGCCTGCGCCATTTGGCTGAGGCACTGGTAGAACGCCCGTGTCATCGGGCTGGCCTTCCATGCCGCCCATTCCTCCAGCCATTCCGATTGTTGCTCCGCGCTCAAGCGCTGCATTCTCTGCCTCCTGGTTGATCTTCTCGGCCTCGGCCATCGTCTTCATGACCTTGGCCTTCTCGCCGGCCACTTCATGCTTGGCTTTTTCCTGCGCGAGGCCCGCCATCGGGTCAGGCCCTTGCGCGAAGAACCGCTCCGGCTTCGGAATATGCGCGGCCTCAAGCTGGAACTTGATAATCTCCGCCGTGTTCATGCCGGGCATTCCCTTGAACTGCCCGACATATTCTGCCCGCATCATGCGCTGCATGTCCGTCACGGACTTGGGGTCCGCGCTCGGGGCAACATCCATGCCCTCAAGGTCGAACTCTTGCCGGATGTCATAGCCCTGCTGAACCATCTGTTGCAGATCAGGGCTGTCCTGGAACTTCATGTACGTCTCGGCCGGAAGATACAGGCCATTCAAACGGTGCATCAGGCGAAGCTCGCGCCGCATCGAGCGATAAACGCGCGTGTAGATTGTTGAGAAGACCTGCAAGCCCTGCTCAATCAGCGCCATCGTGGATCCCATGGCCTGGCCGCTTGGCGCATCACCCGTCAGCACGTCCTTGACCGCCGTGATGTCCTGCGCCGCGCCCAGCAGGAACTCGACAAGCTGGAACTGCACCGGGCTCGGGCCGGGGAATGTCAGCGTATGAATGCTGTTCGTCAGGGCTTGGCCGTCTGCCTTCACGAACTTGTATTCGCCGGGGTTGATCTGCATCACGCCGCCGCGCGCACCTTTGAGACGCAGGGATTCTGCAATGAACCCGCCGCCCGTGTTCTGGCGTGTGCCCGCGTCCACGATCTGGTTCAGCATCGTGTTGATCGCGGCGCCAAGGCTTTCAAGGAGCTGGCCGAACCCCATGCCGTACACCGATCCGTCCATGTCGGGCAGGAAGTTGTAATCAATCCACGGGCTTTCCCGCAGGATCGTCTCCACGTCGCCCATTCCTGTCACCATCATGGACCGCTTGGAGAATGCCGGATCAAGCCGCACAGGCGTCTCGTAGCATTCCTCAACCGTCACGATGTACGGCTCGTCAAGACCATCGCCGTCAAGGTCGATGAACCGGAGCTGCTCAAGATACCGAACCGCTTTCTGGCTGTCTTCCGTGTCGTCTGCGTCGTACTTGTGGTTCGCCCACTTGCCGAGCTTGATCAGCCTGCGGATTTCGCTGGGGTAATACTCTATTGGTTGCGTCTGGCGCGGCGCGCGGTCGAAACTCGGGCTGTCATTGTGGACGCAGACATGCTGTGCCCTCGTATGCTCTGCCACGATCCGGCCAAGCGAGGCGTCCCAGTACACCTTGCGGAACGATGCGCCCGTGACCGGGATGGTGTGCAGAAGCTCGTCTGTGCCCCTGTCCCATTCGTCCATGGCGTACATGAGCTGGTAGTTGTTCCACGCCGTCAGGCGAGACGCACGGGCCGCCTTGAGGCCGTTCGGATCATCGCCTAGCACTTTCGTGACCGTGGGCTGGTCAGAGCGCGTCACAGCGCCGTAGGCACGGCTCCCGAACTGGATCGCCGCAGCGGTCAGCACGGGATACTTGATGTTGGAGGCTTTCAGGAACGGGTAGTTCTTCGCCTCGGGGTCCTGCTTCGCCAGCTTGATTGCGCGCTCTACGCCGTCCAGCCATGGCTTGCGGCTCGCCTCGTCAATCCGGTACTCGCGGACCACTTCCGCGCCAAGCCGGCGGCGTTCGTCTTCCGGCATCAGCTCGATAAGGTTGCCCCGAAACGCTAAGATGTCGGCCAAGTTCTGCGCAACGGACACAGGAGCCCGTTCGGCAGCGCCGTCCAGTTCCTCGTCGTATCCGTTGTCAGTTGGGTTCAGCATCAATACCCCGTGTGTTCATCCGCATGGCGCAGCCGGTTTTCGGCCGCCGCGTCGTAGTCATCGCCGTACATTTCGCGGTCCAGGAGCCCCTGGTAATCCGCTTCTGCCGCTGTCCTGTATCCGTCCGAACCGTCAGACGCCTGATTGTGGAACGGCTTGGTCTTCCAGATCGCCAGCTTGTCGTCCCATTCGCGCCGGTAGTTGGCGAGATGCTTCAGCCCTTCAGCGCAGCCCACGCGGTCAAACGCGCAAAGGTCCATGAACGCCTTCACCAAGTTGATCGAACTAGTCAGCGCCGGGCCGCTCAGGTCCTTGGTGCGCTTCACGATATGCACCGGGAAGATGTGCAGGTTTTCCAGCGTGGTCTTTCGGCTCGCGGCGGCGCTGATGTCCGTCCTTGCGCCGTCGTGCGGGAGGAAGTGTCCGCCGTATACCCATCCGCCGTGTTCGTTCTGTTTCTCTCTCAGCACACGGGCATAGTGCGGGAAGCTCTCGTCCTGCCCCTCGATATAGTCAAAGAACCGCCAGCGTGACGCGCCTACCCTTTGCGCCAGCCAGATCGTCATGAGGTCCGACCGGCCCAAATCCCAGAACGTGTAAACCGCACCTAGCTTCGGATCGAACGGGTAATCCCCGATCCTCAATTGCTCACGGGCGCGGCGCAGTTCCTCGGTGTAGTAAGCGCCCTCAATCGGGGCTTCGAACGCTTCCTCAAGGTAGCTCGGGAACTCCCGGCGCATGTCCTCGCCCTGTTGCAGGGCTTGTTGGCTGTACCAGCGCTGCTGCTCAATATCGAGTTCAATGCCGTGCTGGCGCTTGAGTTCTGCAAAATATGCCTGATGCTTCGCCGGGATCGTGCGGTCAGTCTTGATCCGGTAGCGATTGTCATTCCACCACGGAACGAAGTGCAATTTGAACTCAAGCGGTGTCAGCTCTAGGCCCTGATCTTCACGCTCTCTGGCCGTCATGACCATCTCGTGAAACAAGCCGCCCTGCCCCTCGGCTGTGCTTTCAACGAAAATGTGTTGGCCTGAGTGAACCGTAGGAAACGCGCCTGTTTTGATCTCTCGCGCTTTGCCTGGATATTTTGCTGCAATCTTGCCCAGCTCGGAGACGTGCAGGAACTGCAACGTTCCCGAACGCATCGACGTATCAACCCAGATCCGCGACTTGTTCGAGAACTCCATGGCGCGCTCGGAGTTCTGTGTCGCGGCACGCAGCGCGCGGATCGAGTCCGGTAGTCGTTCGTAAACGTCCTTGATCTTTTCCCTGAAAATGCGGCCGGCGGTAGGCAGGTCCTGAGCAATAACGCCCATGTTGGTGTTGGCATGGAACAAGCAGGTATCGAGGCCCATGATCTGGATCAGCGTAGAGAAACCAAGCTGGCGGGCTTTCAGGATGACGTTGCGGTTGTGCATCGTATCCATGAGCTTGATCTGTTCGCCATTCGGCCGGAACGGAATGACCCGCCCTTCTTCGTCCGCGATGGTGTAAAGGTTGCTGACGCGCCAGCGCCAGTCCTTCATTTGATCAGCGGTCGCCATTACTCAAGCGCGGCTGTGACGCAATCGAATCCAGGAAACGCTCAAGGCTTTCAGATGCCCCGTGCTTCACGTTGTCCGCGCCCTTCTCGAACAACTTCATAAGCTGGGCAGATGCGGACACGGCAGCACCGGCCTGTTTCTGCTCGCGGGCAAACTGCCGGTCTTCCAAAAGCAGGCGGGCCAGTTCTTCAACCGATCCATTGAACTCGGCTGTCAGGATCGTGTCGCGGGCAATGGCACGAAGCTCATCGACGCGCTGGTTTATCTCTGGTTTCTTTTTTAGCAGCTTGTTGCACTGCACAGAAGCTACGCTGTTGTTTTTGGCGGGGTATCCGGCGTTTATCCAAGCTAACGCCTGCGTTGCGCCTTTAGCCAACTCCTGTGCGAGCGCTTCTTCCTTATCGTTTGCGAGTGCTGGCATCATCTTCCCCATTCATGAGGCGCCCCGGCTTATGCGCGCGGAGCTCAGGCGCTATCAGGCTGGGGTGGCAACCATCTCAAGGATAATTGAGTAGCTGTCGCCGGATGAATGGCCGACTGTGGTGAAGTTGATGTCACCCGTGACGCCGTCGCCTGCGTTGTTTCGGAGCCCGCCGAAGTGCGTGAAATCCAGCGTGCTGGTCTTGTCGGGGCCAAGCTCGAAGATCGGCACATCGGCTGTCGCGTCCCACAGGAGGCGAACCGTCATGCCGGAACAGGTGTAGTGTATCTTGTCGATGCGGACCCGGCTGTAGCCCAGAGCGGATACATCGACCTTCGTGACGGCCGATTCACCCGTGCCGTCTGACAGGTTGGTGAACTTCATCACGCAATTGCGCGGGCCGTTCAAAAGGGTCTGGCTGGCTACGGCGTCGGCCATGGATCAGCGCTCCCTGGAAATGTGAATCCAGTCAAGCTGGAACTTGTCTGTGCCGGTGTCGTTTGCCTCATGGGCGAACGCGATGGTCATTTCAGTGTCGGGCAGCAGGTCGCCCGCAGTGGACGAGGTGACATCAAGGCTGGCCGAACCTACGAGCGTGTAGACATCGCTCACCACGGTATAGGCTTGGCAGCGCACCGTGTCCTTGCCGTCATAGTACATATAGATCGCATAACGCACACTGTCGGTCATGGCGGCAACAAGGGTGCCGACAACTTCGGTCGATGCCGTCTTGCCTGCAATGCAGGTCAGCACACCAAGCAGGGCACGCACCCCGAACTGGTCAGTCGGCTCAGTGCCAAGAATGTCATCTGCCGTGATGTGCGCGCCGATGAACACGCTGTTCTGGTCAGCGTCCTCGATGCTGAAGCAGGTGGAAAGCCATGCTTTCTTGCCAGCAATCAGCTTGACCGGCTCAAACGGGGTCGTGTTGATCGCAAGCTGGTAATGGTAGTTGTCGCCCTGGGCAGTGTCCGCCTCAAACTGAACCACGCCGCCGAACTCATCCAGCATCGTCGGGCCGGTGCCGGTGTTTACCTCATCAAGGTGCCAGCCGGTGACGCCGGCCGCTGCAACGGTGAACCCGTTGAAGTCATCGAAGAACTGCCAGACCTGCGACGGGTCAGGACGGGGAAAGTTGCCGTACAGGTGATCTGCGGGTCGAGACGCAACGCCGGACGGATAACGGACGGGTACAGACGACATGACAAGCTCCTGTGGTTAGGCGCCCGGAATGGGCGCTGGTCATGCAAGTTTGAAGGACGGGGGATTGGGTGCCGGGAACACCCCTCCCGGCTAGGGATTTCAGCGCCTGAACGAGCCGATACTGATCAGCCGCTGGAAATTCAGCGCCACGCAATACGCCCGATTGCGATGAGGCAACCGAGCGCGAGGCAAAGCAGGATGGCGGCTGCGAACAGCATCAGGGCTTGTTCTGCTTCCAGAACGCAGCGCCGGCCCATACGCCAGCAGCGGCAGAGACAAGCACGCCGGCAAAGGTCAGCAGTTCTTTCGGGGTCGCAGCGCCGTCAAAGACGATCTTGCTGGTCAGGACGTAAGCGCCAACGCCAACCAGAATGGCGCAGACGAACATGGCAACTCGTTTTTGTTCAGGGGTCATAGCGCTCTCCTAGTCAGCCCGTGCGGGCGGGGTGAAGTCTTCAAAAATGTCGTCGTCATGCGCGAAACCGACAACGCCGTTTGTCATGGTTATCGACGTTTTCGGGCCGACATATTTCCACTCATCCGAATCGTAGGTGTGGCCGTAGCCGTTGATGACTTGCGCGGCGTCCTCGTTGTCGGCCGGCTCAGCTTCGCCGGACTCCACTTCAATCTGGTGATAGTCGCGCAGCGCGTTCATGGCGCGCGAGTAATTGTCCAGACGCTTGTTTACCCTGTCGTGAACCTCTTGCAATTCGCCGGACAGCTTGTTGCGCAGGGCAACGTCTGCCGTATGCTCAGGGCCATTGACGGCCTGCTGGGCATTCCACGCTTGCTCGACCAAGCGCGCTTCTTCCATCGGGATAAGTCTCATGGGATCTCCTGTCAGCGCGGGAGAGAGCCGGGGGTGACCGGCTGGGGACACAAGGGGAGTCGTCTGGAGTCGTCCGGGGCCCGGCTCACTATCGCGCTGCGTTGTGGCATTGCTTCGCACATGGAGGCGTCGCGGTTAGCCCGGCCCCCGTGGATCAGGTTCGCGGCTCGGCCCTTTGGGCTGCGTGCGGATCAACCTGAAGCGTGTATGTTGTGCTAGGGTTCGCGGATTAGGTCAATAGGCTGACGTTTACAGCCCGCAAGCGCGTTGTCATCGGTCCAGACAGGGTTAAACCCAATTAGCTTGCCGTCACGGTAGACGGCTTTCAGTTGGCAGCCAGTGTCCGGGTCGGTGTATATCTGCGGATACAGAACGGAGTAGGCTTTCCCCAGCACTTCAAAGGTGCCCACCATGCAAACGCAAATAAGCCAAACACCAAGCAAGGCTTTTACCACGTCACCAAGCCGACCGAAGCTGTCAATGGTCACCCCACCTTCTCCACCAGTTCCGCCCTGATCCGCATCGTATCCCGGCCAAGTATCATCCGGTTCAGCTTCACGAGCAAGGTTTCTCCGTCTACGGCCATGACAGGCGCGTCAATCGCTTCAGCGGCAAAGTCAAACCGCACATTGTCGCCGGGGGCGATGTGGGCAGGCGCCTTGCGGGAAAGGGCTTTCGGGGGATCGTCATCCCGGAAGTATTGCCCCCGGTCTGACAGGATAGCCGCAAGCTGTGCGTCTGGGATGGGCCGTAGACGACCGCAGAACCGCACGGGCTGGCTGACATGGCGCAGCTTGCCAATGGCCCACAGGTCTGGGAAATCGGCCTCTATGAACACATAGCCCTTGAGCGCCACAATGGCGTGAGGCTCCCACACAGCCCCGCCCTTGGCCCGGTGGCGGTGACGCTTGCGCCGGTCTACCATTTGCACGCAATAGGCGTTGTAGCCCTCGCTACGTAGCTCCTGAGCGGCTTTGACTTCGTGGCGGGCGGTAAAAGCGAACCAAGGCATCAGCGTTGACCTTTCGTGCGTGGCCGGTTCATCACGCGGCCAACGTCTTCAGCGGGTTGGATTTGGGCGAAGCGGCGGGGCTGGCGTTCGCCGCAGCGGGAACACCACGTGCGGCCAAATTCGTCGGTTTCATCGTAGCGGTGCCAGTTGAACTGGCAGCGGAAGGAGTGCGGTCTCACCATGGGTTTCCACCTCCAACGGGCAGAACGCCTTCCGATCTAAACTCGCCCCACAGGCTTGTGAAATCAGGCCGCTCTTCAGTCGGCTTGCAAAACGCCGGGTCGTTCCACAGCACGCGGTTGTTCGGAAACGCGCCTATGTTGCCGTCTGCCAGCTCGAACAGGTGCAGGTGCTTGTGCTGGTCTGCGTTCTCGGCAAGGCTGCTTTCGGCAAAGTCGATGGTGAACCAGTAGGTTGCATCCATCCTGGCTGGCAGGATCACGGCGCGCATGTGCCGGTGGAACTCGAACTCGTGAACGCCAAAGCTGGACGAAAACGTGTCCCATGGTTGGATCATGTTCATGTCCACGGGCTCGCCCTTGGCGCGGGGTTCGTCGGGGATGCGATGGCAAAACGCTTCAATCGGGGCCATGAACCCAGCGCCTGCGCCTTTGCCTTCCATGATCATGCACTGGAACCAGAGGCTTTCGCCTTCGATCACACGCAGGCCGTGGATAGCGCAGACGAGGTATTCCCCGTGCCCGTCTTCGCGGGAGCGGGTATACTCGCGGCGGATGTATCCGTATTTCCACGGGCGGCAGGAGCCGATGATGTAGTTTGCGGCGGGGTTCATTCCGCACCTGCCCAGACGACGGCGCCCATGAGTTGGATCAGGAGGATGAGGGGGATCATGGGCGCCCCGCTAGGCCGACGCGCTCAGCACGGACGATGACAAAGCCATGCCGTTCAAGGTATTCTTCCAGCGCTACGGCGCGCGGCATGAACCAGCGCCAGCGGGGCTGATCCTTCAACTCGCCCGACATTTGGGTCATGATTTCGTCGGGGTCAGCAGGCTGGCGGTTCGGATCACACTCAATCCAAGCCCGAGCCAGAATTTCCAGCTTGTCGGTCATCTTCGCTTCATCCTCGGTCATATCGGCACTCCCGGCTCAGTGCTGACCGAGGCTTCCATGCACTTCATGGCAAACGGCGCGCTCTTGCTTTCGGCTCCGTGCCACGGGTATCCAGCGCCTATCGCCATTGCGTTGGCAACGAAGCTGGCGACCGGGATGGCGAGGTCGATTGGCACATCCAGAGCAAAGCGCCGGTCAAGCAGGAAAGTGATCGTGTCGCCGTCCCTGCGACATTCAAGGTTCGGGATCAGTCGCCCGTCCACCATGACTTCGTGATGCGGGAACCGGGGCGGCAACATCATGCGCTCTAGCGCGCTTTCCAGTTGGTCCTTGTACGGCGTGTGTATTGTGGCGGTCATGTCTTCCTCGCGTGTGTTGTTGTTACGGTTTGGGTTGCGTCAAAGAGCGAAGGCGCCGGTTCGGGCTTTGCCTTCGGTTCGTCAAAGAGGCGCGGTTGGCGCCATGCTTCCTCGATGCGGCGGCAAGCAATGTCGAAGTAACCGGGGTCCAGCTCTATGCCGATGAACTTCCGGCCAAGCTGTAGGGCGGCTACGCCTGTGGTGCCGGAGCCCATGAAAGGGTCGCAGATTGTCTTTGCATCGGGAAGCTGAAGAATGCTCCAGCGCATCACCTCCAGCGGCTTCTGTGTCGGGTGCTGAGCGCCTTCTACAAGCAAGGCCACGCGGTTCTGCGTGAAGATGCGGAGCGCGCCGTCAAGGGTGGTATAGGCAAGCTCGCCGTCCGATTGATTGATCCGCTGGCCTTTGTCCCAGACAAGCCATTTGCCCTTCGGAGGCAGCAAATCTGCAAAGTAGTTGCCGCCCCAGATGACCGCCTCGTCAGCCATGTCTAGCATTGCAGCAAAAATCGGCGCTTCAGGGCGGCTTGCATCCCAGCCCTTGAAAGCGTATTCTTTGCGTCCGCCGTTGCCGCCTGTTGTGCGTTTCTGCCCGTCCCGCCCAATCCCATAAGGCGGATCAGTCACGACAGCATCCACCCGCCCCAGCGTAGGCAGAACCTCAAGGCAATCGCCTAACCAAAGTTCCGCATCGCCAATTGTCACTTTTTTCGGACTGGTCATTGGAACAGCCCCTTGCCTTTGTGGCGCGTGTTCGCGCAGCGCCGAGAACAGAAGCGATTGTGCCCAGCCTGGATGTCCCGCTTTTTGCGCCAGAACTGTTGATCGCAAACCTCACACGCAAAGTGTGCGCCCGTCCGAAGTTTGGCTGCTATTTTCGCGCGGTGTTCAGGCGTAGGCGAGTGACCAGAAAGCCCCTCGCCCCCGTCTGTCAAATTCAACAGCGGGGCGCCAACGTTCCGGTAATGCTGTATCCAGTAACGCTCCCGAGCGGCCCAATCTTGCCCGTCAGGAACAAATTCCACGGCTTCAATGACACTTGCAGGCTGCTTTGCCAGCCAACGACACACGGGAAGCGAGCGCCCTTTTTTGGCCTCTCGCAAGTGCTGCTTATGGCGATCGCACATATAACGGGCTGTTTTTCCAACGTACCTTACAGGGCCTCCGATCCGGCCGCGCAGCAGGTAAATCGTGGTGCCCTTGATGGGCGTGGCGTCTCCGATGACTTCGGTCCTCATGACTTCACCGCCAACATCAGCCTCACATCCGCGACGGGCATCCGCAGCATGGAAGCGATCTGGACGGGCACGTAGCCTTCAGCAGCGAGCCGGGCCACACGCGGGTCAGGCGGGGGAAGCTGGCGAGGCAGGAACGTCCGGGCGTGGCGCTCGGCGCGGAGTTCGGCGGCTGTCTGGAGCGGGCGGGTGCGGGTCATGCTGGGGGCTCCGGGAGGGGCATCCAGTGGGTGAATGTGCTGTCAGGGGCGCCGCCATAGCCGGGGTAGACACCCCAGCCGCCGAACTTGCCGCCAAAGGTTTCGT